ATCAGAATCTGGTCATGTAAAAGAGTTTGATGATACGCCTGGGGCTGAACGTATCCATGAGTATCACAGATCAGGAACTTATTATGAAGTAGATGCCGATGGACACAAGGTAGATTATGTGAAGGGTGACAGATATAACATAAGTGTACATGATGATTATCTATATGTAAAGGGACACGTTATATGGACTGGTGATAACGATATGTTGATTGCTTCAAATGAAACAATGAGTCTGACAGCCAAATGGAGAATGAAGATAGCCTCAGGTGGAGATATAGAAGTTTACTCTAAGCGCAATTTAAACTTTAGAGCTGATGGTGATATCAATATGGTAGCCGGTGGACATATTAAGATAGAAGGAGAGGTAACTAAGTCCACTGATAAATCTTGGGCACACAGTGCTGGAACACGAAGTAAGGAAACACCTTCTAGAATTAGTATGACAGCTGGTACTATGGAATTTTATGTTCCAGCTCCAGAAGTGGAAACGCTTCCTCAAATGAGTCATGGTAGAATTGATTTCAATGCACATCATAGAATTTCTATGAAAGTTCAGGACGGCTTTATTACTAGAGAAGCTCCCGGTGAGGGTGCTATAATAGATACAGCCGCAGGAATATATTTTAATTCTGAACATGAGAAAAAATCTCCTGCTGATAGTTTCTTAGCCAGAGATTCTGGAATCGGTATAGGACAAGGATATGGCGCAGATGGAGCGATAGGTAAGGCACACATAGCATACACATTAGATGATGTTAAATTAGGAACAACAGGACAGGGATCTGGTCTAGGTATAGATGAAAAGACTGGAGACAATATCAGAAAGTTGAGGAAAGATTGATGCCCGGTGCACACATAAATGGACACTCAAGAGTTTGTGGTGCTTCTACTGTTGTGGAAGGACAAGAAAATGTATGGGTCAATGATGAGCTATGGGCTGTAGAAGAAGATCCCAACTCCCATGGTGGTGGTGGACTAATTTCAGGAACTCTAGAAGTATTCATCAATGATAGGAAGGTTATCAATAACACTCCAGATGAAGCTAACGCTGATGGACTCTGTCCTCTTCCACCACATTGTGCACCATCTACAGCAGAAGGTTCTGAGGATGTATTTGCAGGAGACGAGTAAAACTTATATAAATATTATAAATGGCAACTGAAGTCAATAAAGGGTTTGATGACGCCCAATCACATAACGAAAGTCCTAGAAGTACATTCATATATAAGGACTTGAATCTCTTTTTTACGAAACATCCTGTAACAGATGATGTTAGTAAATTGACAGATATACAGGCCATAAAAAGAAGCGTCCGGACGCTAATTCTTACTAACAAAGGAGAGAGATTATTTCATCCTGAGATTGGAAGTAATGTTAATGCTTCTTTATTTGAATTATATACTCCGATAATGCAAGAAGAATTAAGAATTGCTATTACTGATGTGATTAGGTTATATGAGCCTAGGGTTGCTATACATGATGTTATTGTTAATGCCGCTTCGGCACAGGATTTAGATCAAAACAGATTAAGAATTATAGTTAGGTTTCATTTACTAAATGTACCAAACCAAATAGAAGAACTAGAAATAGTCATGGATAGGATACGATAATGGCAGTCAATACTAGAGGCAAATTAGAGATTACAGATTTAGACTTTGATACTATCAAAGCAAATCTTAAAACGTATTTAAAAGGACAATCTGAATTTACAGATTATGATTTTGAAGGTTCTGGACTTTCTGTTCTATTGGATGTCTTGGCATACAATACACATTACAATGCTTTCATGGCAAATATGGCAGCCAATGAAATGTTCCTTGATACGGCAGTTAAACGAAGCTCTGTGATATCATTAGCTAAATCTTTGGGATATACTCCTATAGGATCCAAAGCAGCGAAGGCCGTTGTAGATATTACAGTACATGATGCTACTGGTCCTTCTTTAACATTAACGTCAGGTCATTCGTTCCAGGCCAAGGCTAGTGGAACAACATTTCAGTTTGTAAACATATCTGATGTAACTGTAATTCCGTCAAGTGAAGTTTATAAGTTTGAGGGCGTAGACTTATATGAAGGAACTTGGGTTGAAGCTGATTACACAGTTAATGTTTCTGACGTTGATCAAAAATTTATATTAGATAATGATCGTATAGATATCTCAACCCTAAGTGTTAAGATACAGAACAGTTCTACGGATACAGTTAGTACAACTTTTACTAAGGCGAATAATTTAGTTGACGTTAAAAGCACAACAAATGCTTTTTTTGTTCAAGAAACAACTCGGGGTGAATGGGAAATTTATTTTGGAGATGGTGTTATAGGAAAGAAATTGTCAGATGGCAATATAGTTAAGGTTGGTTATATAGTAACTAATGAGGAGTTGGCTAACGGCGCTACTAAGTTTGTATCAGGAACAGCCGTGGGTTCGTTTATAGATATTACAGTTTCTACTACATCGGCCGCCGCAGGAGGTTCTGCACCAGAAGGATTAGATACTATAAAACACAATGCACCTTTTAATTATACTGCACAGAATAGAGCGGTAACTTCTAATGATTATAAAACACTCGTACCACAGATATATGCTAATATAGATTCAATAGCTGTGTGGGGAGGAGAGTATAATGATCCACCGGTGTATGGTAAGGTGTACATTAGTATTCGTCCAAAAGGAGGAGCCTTTCTAACAGATACATCTAAAGCAGATATCAAGAAAAAATTAAAAGACTATACAGTAGCTAGTGTTACTCCCGAAATTATTAATCCAGAAATTGTTAAGATAGTACCCTCTGTTAATTTTAAATACGATTCTAATATTACTACAAAAACACAAGGTGATTTAGAAACTCTTGTGAGAGCATCTATTGTTACTTATAGCTCAGACCAATTATCACAATTTGAAGGTATCTTTAGGCATTCAAAATTTACAGCGATTATTGATAATAGTGATACATCTATCATGTCAAATATTTCTACTATTAAATTGAGTACGACAATGAGTCCGACTTTGGCATCATCTGTTAAATATGATATTAAATTTCAAAATGCGCTTTATAATCCAGGACCGGGACACGTTGTTCCTGTGGTAGAATCTTCTGGATTTGTAATGAATGGTAATGTAAACACATTATATTTTGATGATGACGGTTCAGGAAATTTAAGGACGTATTTTTTGACAGGTACACTGAAATCTTATGTTAGTGCTACGGCTGGAACTGTAGACTATGCAACAGGTGCAATTGCAGTAACAGCATTAACAATTAACTCAGTATCTAATTCGGATGCTACTATAACCTTTACTGTTATTCCAAGTTCTAATGATTTAGTACCTGTGAGAAATCAGATTTTTGAAATTGATAGCACCAATATGGTTGTTGTAGGTGCTGAAGATACTATTGCAACAGGATCATCTAATGCCGGTACAGGATATGTTACCTCAACATCCTATTCTAGTTAAAAATTATGTCAGCTATAAAAGATAAATTTTCATTAAAGGTAGAGGAATTATTTCCTGGATTTATTCGAGGAGATGATGCTGGTGTTATAGACTTTCTTGAAAAGTATTATGAGTTCATGGAGAGTGCTGAACTTATTTTAAGTGATATTGGTTTAGTTGATAAGATACTATTAGAAGAAGGTGACGGTAACTTTGTTTTATCACAGAATGAATCTGTTAGAACAGCAACTGGAAGATCCGATGATCGTATCATTTTTGAAACTTCAGGTCTTGGAGCTTTTCAAAATAATGAAATAATTTTAGGAAAGACTTCTGGAGCCACAGCTACAATTAGAGCTGAGGATATAAACAATAATTCACGTTTGTTTATATCAACCCAAAATAAATTCCGTGTAGGGGAAGAAGTTGAAGGACAAACTTCTCGGGCACATGGTATAATAAGATCATATCGTGCAAACCCAGTAGAGAATATTACGCAGCTAATGGATTATGCTGACGTAGATGAAACAATTGATTCGTTCTTTGATCAGTTTAAACATTCGTTTATGAGAACGATTCCTAATCTCTTAACGGATGATGTTAATAAAAGAAGTCTCTTAAAGAATGTTACTGATTTATATCGTGCCAAAGGAACACGAAAAGGTCACGAACTATTCTTTAAGGTATTGTTGAATGAGGATGTACAACTATTCTATCCCACAGAAAACATTTGGAAGGCGTCTGACGGCAAGTGGTCATATGATACTATTTTACGAGTGTCGCAAGGTAATGATACTGTTTTGATGGAATCGAATTCTGATACAGCTATCTTCTTATTGCATGAGGATGGTTCTTCAGTAATGCACGAAGATTCTATACCATCAGTAGACGATAGTTCTAATATAGTAGGACAAACTATAACACAAGGGTCTATTTTTGATCCAACCATTCTTGAAGGCGGTGCATATTATCAGAAAGGATATTTAGATATTGAAGTCGCTTCGGCTGTTGTAGAAACGATAACAAAATTTTCCATAGGTGGTGAAATTATTACAGAGTTGGTTTTAAATAAGGATACTATTAAAGGACAGTTTGTAGCAGGTCAGCAGGTATCTTGTATAGATAATACCAATCCGGATAAAACATTAACCTTTAAGGTTATATCAGTGTTGACAGGAACAGATATCGAATCTTCAGGACAATATTTTGAGTTAGATGATGGTATACAAATAACATCAAACAATGGAACGAATGCTGCTGCTAAAATTGAATCTCTAACATCTGGAAAGATTTCTGAGATTTTAGTAGATTCTGGAGGAACAGGATATAAGGTAGGTGATGTTATTGGAGTTAATAATGCTAATGCCGGTGGTGTTGGATTATCAGCGAGAGTTTCAGCTGTAGATGGTGGTGTTCAAGTTGAAGTGGGTTCGTTGAAAGGTTGGCACCTAACATTAGAAGATGATAGTGGTAAATGCATAATGGAAGAGGATGGTGCCATTATAGAAGTTAACCTAGAAGAAGATTATGAGTGTTTAGAAGATGATCATATTGTATATGAGAATTGGACAACATATGCAGATACCTATGCTGGTAATAAAATTTTACAAGAATCAGGTGTTGGAGATATTACAGACGTTCAGTTAGTTGATGCTGGGTTGGGTTATCATAAATTACCAATATTATCTTTTGATCCAACACCGGTAACTAATTTAGCTACAGCTGTATTGGCATCTGATACTACGATAGTATTAGATTCTATAGATACCTTTCATCCAAATAGAAAAATAACAGGCATGATTAAAATAGATGATGAGATTATTTTTTATTCTGGTATAGATGTCAAAACATTAACAGGATGTACTAGAGGATATAGTGGGACTATTGCTGCAGATCATCAGGTTGATAAGGCAGTTTTATTATATCCAACATTGGGAGTAAATGCTAATCTACTAGCCAAAGGTGATAATGTTGGAAAGATAAGTCAATTAGAAATGCTGAACGCTGGTGTGCATTATCATAAAGATACTTTAACAGAAGCAGTTGATGCTGTATTTTTACCATTAACAAACTTCCTTTGCACAAATGTTGTTGGAGCTTTCATTATAGATGAAACTATAACCGGCGGTACTTCTGGAGCCACAGCCATTCATGCAGAAACTCAGGCCGGAACAAATATACAAAAGGTTAAGAATGTAACAGGACTTTTTGCTGCAGATGAAACTATAACCGGCACTACATCAGGAGCTAC